GATGCTTAAGAATTATATTTAGTTATTATTAAATATAATTTAGGAAAAAAAGGACTTAAAGTTATACTACGATCGGATACTAGATCGGTGCCTGGGTGGGGGGAGCTTGCGACGGTATAAATTTCTTTTTTTCGAATGACTTCTCACTTTCTGGAAGGAAGTGAGAAAACAATAAATTTCTAGTTTCCTAATAGCCAGATCTTTAGGCGAAATGTTTGAAACAGAATATTTAGGGAAAATACACAAAAGTTCGGGGGCTAGTATTACCCCCGACTTTTGTGTAAAAACAATTAATGCGGATTATTTAGGAAAAATATTATCTAACACAATTATATACAATGAGTGTTGTGCAAAATCAACAAAGGGCTAGGGCTTGGTGTTTAACCATCAACAATCCAACTGAATGCGACAAAGCTACGTTGGAGGCATATGATGCCGAATATATCGTAGTTGGGGACGAAGTGAGCCCTACTACACAAACAAAACATTATCAAATCTATTTCAGATTAAAGAATGCGAAGACCTTTAGTAAGATTAAAAAGGAGTTTCCTACGGCACATATTGAAGTGGCCAAGGGTAACGACGTCCATAATAGAAATTATTGCATGAAAGAAAAACTATTGCTTGAACGCGGTGTTGTAGCGGTTCAGGGGAAGAGAACTGATTTAGCAGTTATTGCAGATATAATAAAAGACACTCCCCAGATGCATAATATTATAGACCATGTAACTAATTTACAAGGTATCAGAACAGCAGAGAAATTACTAGTATATAAAGAACCAAAAAGAACTTGGAAGCCTAAAGTTCTGTGGTTTTGCGGAGCCTCTGGGACAGGAAAGACCAAGATGGCGTTCGAGCTATGTCCAGATGCATATATGGCGATGGACACAGGACAATGGTGGGAAGGATATGATGGACACAGTGAGGTAATCATAGACGATATGAGGAAGGATTTTCTCAAATTCCACCAGTTACTGAAATTGTTAGACAGGTATCCCTATAGGGTAGAGCAGAAAGGCTCAAGTCGACAATTTTTAGCGAAGACTATAATCATTACAAGTTGTTATAGTCCGGATCAGATGTATGATACAAGAGAAGATATATACCAATTATTGCGTAGAATTGACAAAATAAAATATTTTTAATATATATAGATGCCCAAAAAAGGTTCTGTAGGAAGTAAACGTTTTGTTAAAAACGTAAAAACGATAGTTCGAGAAGAGTTAAAAGACGAACTCGAGGACAAAGTTGGTGTTATAGGATTTGCCAACGAGAAGATTGATACTGCTGCTATCCCTCATGGGGACGTTGCAACATCAAGCAATTTCATTAAATTATTGCCCTTTATCTCACAAGGATTAGGCCAATATAATAACCGCATAGGTAATGAAATTAGACTCAAACATATTGATATTAAGATGCTCTTACAATATGCCGATGCTGCTGGAAGTGGTAATTACCGCGATCAGTCAGTAGGTATTAGAGTAATGATTTTAAGACAAAAAGATAATAATGATAGCGTTGGTTTTATAGAAGATGCCCAAACGGACAAACTTCTTGAAAACGGAAGTATTATAGCTCCTGGACCATCTAACTTTAGTGGGACAACATTAAATCTTGTGCAAAAAATCAATAGAGAGCAGTTTTCGGTTAGATACGATAAAGTATTTTATATGGATAGAGCCCGTGAGTTTAACACAGGTGCGAACACTTATGTATTTAATCGACCACCTCGCCCTACCATTATGTCACATAGATTAACCTTTGGTAAGCAAGGGTTGAAATTAACATATGGTAATGCCGCGAGTGAGAATCCAACAAACTTCCCATACGTCATGGTGCTAGGTCTTGCCTCAACCATGGACGCTACTGCTCCATCTAATAACATAGTTGAATATTCATATACAGCGAATGCCACATATACAGATGCTTAAGAATTATATTTAGTTATTATTAAATATAATTTAGGAAAAAAAGGACTTAAAGTTATACTACGATCGGATACTAGATCGGTGCCTGGGTGGGGGGAGCTTGCGACGGTATAAATT